GAACCACGACTAAGATAAACATCACTATCTGTTGTTGTATCAGCCCATACAGGAATGATTTCATCATACTCTGGATCAGGAGATTCTCTAAGATGAACCTCAATAGGCTGGTTACCCTTAAACTCAACATTGATAGTTTTAACATCAGATAGAACATTGAATTGTTCTGGTACGGGTGGAACATATGTTGATCTTGTCCAACCTGTAAACTTTGTAAACGATCTGGGAGCAAGATCACCTTGCCAGCACGATATTGGTTTCCATTTATTATGAACAAATTCATACGTTGCGGAGTATTGATATCCAGGAAGAAACTCGCACCAGAAATATCCTGCTGGAACCTTTGATGCATCATCTGCTTCAATCTTGATCATGTCTGCGCCGACACCCATCCCAGAGAGATTGTATGTTGGACGCACTATGTAGTAGTCAGTAATAGATGGAGCAAGGCCCGATGGCCCACATACGTAACCCATCTGCTCAGCAACATAAAGTTTGTTGAACCAGTTGTGGTGATGTGGATATTTGGTCCAGGCTTGAGAGTCTTCTATCAATGAATAGTCCGTCCTGGAAATGTGACAACGTTTGTTACAGGTCCATCACTATCTGGCATTGTCTCTGCGGCAGCATCACGTATCATTTTGAGATAAGCGGCTAGCTTTTCAGCCATTTCATCGTTACCATTTTGTTCTTCACCACCATTATCGTATATTATAACTTTAGCGTAATGCTCAATCATCTTCTCAGATGGATTAGCTTCACCGACAATATGATTAGAATTTAATATTACTAAACTATCTGGGTCACTTTGCATCATCATCCAAGGTCTCATCGTATACAGTCTAGCGCCATCTGGTGATGATGCATGCATGTAGATTTGATATACGTTTTTAACAACGATATCAGCCAGTTCATCGTCTGGATACTCTATTACATCACATACAATCTCTTCACCAGATGTTAGTTTAAATTGTTTGATATCGTTCATTCTATATTTACCTGTGTTACTTTGTAATTAAATTGTTCTTTTTGATAGATCTTTACACGCTCAAATGAATGTAGCAATGTGAAATTCTTTCTTGTGCTCCAATGAAGATCGTCAGATATATCGAACAGCTTTGTTGTTGATCCATCATCAGACTTACGCAAACCTCGTCCAATCGATTGCAGCACTTTGATCTGAGACTTACTTGGCGATGCAAAGATAATATTGTGGAGGTTTCTGATATTTATCCCTGTTGAAAACGTCCCCATTGATGCCACAATAATAGCATCTGTTTGAGTCTCAACAATACGACGAATTGCTTCACGGTCATCAGTGTCAACCTTACCAGAGACAAAGAACACCTTGCGGCCCTCTGCTGCTTTTGTTTGGATCAGATCTCGCAATACCTCACCATGCTTTTCAACACGGTGGAACAGTACAAGTGTGTTACCCTTCTGAGACAATGCTAGGTTGCGGATGAATTTGTTACGCTTCTCATGTTTAATAATGAAGCTAATCTCATCTTGGTACGTTTGTGATCCAAAATTCTCTCGAGTTGTTTCACTGTAGACCAAGTTCAATACAGAGATCTCTAACGGTGCGAGTGTTCCGTCATCCTGTAGTTTCTTTGTGTGTGTCACTTGATATACGGGGCCAAACAACCCCTCAAGTACTAACTTGTGTGTCTGCGTCCCGTCGAGCGTTCCAGTGGTGCCAAACCGGTACTTAGCCTCTGTAGCCTTGTTCATAATAGACGACAGCGACTTAGATTTGAACCCGTGACACTCATCACCAATCACACCAACGAACTGCTCAAACCAAGCCTTTGGAAATTTATAAATTGACTGCCACGTGGAAATGATTACCCGCTTGTTGGTTGTCTTGTCTTTACCAGAATAGATCTTGTGAACCTTTTCACCATCCCAACCGTAATCAACAAAGTCTTTATGTAGCTGCTCAACCAACGAAGTGGTTGGAACAACAATTAAGATCTTGCCCTTGTCAGTGCCAAGCACATGGCGAGTCAAGCTATAGATGATTAGTGACTTACCAGATCCAGTTGGGCTGACAAACACGCCACGTTGACGTTCTAGAGCTGTTGCAATAGCATCGTGTTGGTAATCTCTTACATCGAATGGTAGCTTGAGGTGATTGTAAAACTCAAGCAGACCGTCACGATCTACCTTTAATGGATTAACTGGGAAACCATACTCAGACTCTTCAACATCTATTGTGTAGCCACCACTCTTGCAGAATTCTATCAGATACACAAACAGGCCAGCGTTTAACTCGCCAGCCAGTGCGTTATACATTCTAATCTTTCCGTCCCATGCTCGATTCTTGTATGCTGGCATAAACTTGTAGCCAGGTACAAAAAAAGAGAAATATTCGCTGAGTTCAGCGGCTATTCCTCTTTCGCAAAAAACTTGCATCATACTATAGTCTTTTAGACGTGCAGTTATATCTGCCATCAGCCCCCGCTCTCAAATGTCTTCCACTTGATAATATTACCTATCGTTTGGTGGCGCCACTTGATGTTTTCCATAATCTCACTGAGGGTATCTATAACATTCTTCCACGCCGCAATTTTTTCAATTGAAGCTTGAATATCTGGATCAGAGTCGTAGTAATAATCCATCTCACCCTTCATAATGCGAAGGCCGTTGAATGGGTCAGGAACCCAACCCTTTTGGTTAAGTTGCTCTTGATCCATCTTGCCGTTGTAATACAGCCATTTGTCTTTGAGAAGGTTCTTTTGCTTCAACTCAAGACTCTTCATTGTCATTTTTGCTTCTGACAATAATTGAAGATACTTGGCATGCAGCAATGGTGTTTGGTGAGAAGCATCATCTAGCTTGCGGCCAATGATGCAGTCTTCCTTCCACATATTGTGGATTAGAATCAATTCTTTCATAACGAAGCCCTATTGTTATACGAGTTCGAAGTAAGAAAACCTAAATGAAATTGGAAAAGTCAAGTACTGAACATCTTGAGTCGTAGCTTCAAAGTTGATATCACCAAGGTCAGTTGGAATACAATCTATGTAGCGAATCTGTTTGACTTGATTGTTCTTACTTGACAGTACAGACAAAGTGATGTCAACAGCAGTTGGAAACTCGTCAGGTGTGTTGAGCAAACGAGTTTTGTTTGGCTCTTCAACAAGTCTTCTCATCCAATCATACATTTCGATGTAGGCAGATAGGTTTTCATCAAGTATAATTGTAGCACTAAGTTCACTAAAAGTCAACTTGTCTCCTGCAACATGCAAGTTGAATCTCTGATACGGAACGTCAGCAGGAGGAAGTGATATACTTGGGTGAGTAATCGTTTGAGCAAAGTACTCAAGGTTACCAAACTTCTTGCGGTCAATTGTTAGCTTAAACGCAGTAGGCTGGAGGTAGTTGATGTTTTGTGTTAGCGTGCTCATAGAAAAAATCCAAAAATATTCATGTCTCTGTATTTATACTGTTGACTTTACCGTGACGGCATACTATATTAGGGGTAAGGAAACAAAAGGAACTGACCATGAAACTGAATATAGCGATCATCGTAGGCGTTGCTATCATGAATGCCATAGTTGCGGTAACCGTCACCACTTATTTCATCGTAGTTTAAGGAGAACTGACCATGATGAACTATCTTGAAACTGCCAAGTTCTGGGAAATCTTTGAGGATGTAGTAGGTGCTGTCTTTTTGTTCGCCTTTATTCCCGTCTTCTTCTATTCCATCGCCTTTATGAAAGTGATCTTCGAATGATTGATATGCTAAAAATTGTACGTGACGTTATGATCACAGTCGCTGCGGTCCACGTAGCTGTTGCCTATTGGGTAGTAATGGATGCAGAGCTTGTTGGTCATTGGCAGGCAAATGTTGAGATTGCTTATTACTCAATTATGGATGAGTACTATGCAGACTGTGACTGCACCAAACTGCTAGAATAAAAAAGGGCAGCCGAAGCTGCCCAGTTAGTGTGGGAGTGGTTGACCCACTCCCTTTTTTTATACCAATTACGATACGAGGATGTTGTCCACGCGGAAGATACGGTAGTACTGGTTTGTACGAGCGGTTGCAAGACCGTTTGCTGGGGTAGCTCCAACGAATGGGTTAGAGATCATACCATAGCGAGTCTTGAACCCGATACGTGGCTGGAAGTCATCCTCACCAACTGCACGAACCATGGTCAATGGAACGTATGGGCAGTAGAAGATACCTGCGTCGTATGGGTTAGTACCTTTGTATCCGACAGTTACGAAGTCAGAAACTGCGTATGGGTCGATGTACACGCGGATACGTCCGTTAAGGATACCAGCGAAGGTGTTACCAGTGTCATCAACATTCAAACCGTTTGCAAGAGCTAGTGTGTAGTCAAGAGCACCAGAAGCTGAAAGTGCAGAAGCAACATCGCTTGAGCAAAGGATGAAGTTACCCTTACCACGACGAGTTTCTTTTGCAATTACGTTTGCTCT